GCAACATTTGTTATTGCATCAGCCACTTCAAATGTAGGAACACTCGTATGAACCTTAATAGCCACATCATTGTCTGCCTCTGACATTACAACAAACCTCTTTCCGTTTTTTAAAGATATTATATATTCACCTGAATATGCAGTAGTTGTATTTACTAAATGACTATATAAATCACCCTCAGTTCCTATGTCATTACCTGAGTTTATTGCTAAAAATGTATTATTTATAGATGTTCCAAAATGATAGCGACCCGAAGGGTCTATTCCATATCCTGCTATTTTTTGAGTCCATATTGCTCCGTCTGTGCTATACCATATATCTGTATAAAAGGAATAGTCAGTAATTATCCCTCCAAATCCTACATACAAAACATCACCAATAGAACACGATGCAAAATCACATCTTCCTCCAATACCCCAATCAGATGTTTCTTCCGTAAAAGTGATTCCGTTAGTACCGCCTGTGCTAGACCAAACATCAGTACAGGTTGCTACTGCCTTTCTTCCACCCATCAAATACATAGTGTCATTAATCTTTTCAAGTCTTGCACCTCTGCGACCATCCCAACCTCCGTCACCTAGACTTGCCCAAGTAAAACCGTCTGTAGATTTATAAACTCCGCTAAGATATCCACTATCATAACCACCCATAGTATATAAAGCACCATCAAGTTCTATCATTGAGGCACCGCCTCCAATGGCAAGTGTTCCAAGTCTTGTTTTAGATTCAAATCCATTATCCAAGTCAAAAAAAGTAATGCTATTATTGTATATACTTACTATTTTATCTATTACAGAAAAATATTGTGAAGTGTCGATATATTCTACACCGGTTGCAGAATATCCGGTGTCTACAAAAGTATTGCCTCCGTCATAAGATACATAAGGATATAAAGTAGTAACACCGGGAGTTCCACTATTCTCAAATCTATAAAGATAACCATCTTCGTCTTTAATAAATGCTTGTGCCGACCTGCCTCCACCAATAGGAGCAGTTAATATTGTACTCCAAAATGTAGTCTGTACTAATAAATCTCCGCTTTTTGTTCCTACTGTAAATGCACTTGACACAGTGCCTTCCTGTAATAATGTTTGCGGATATGAGCCATGTATGTCTTGCGGATAAGTAGCGGTTAATCCTGTGCCTATTGATATACCGTTTTCATCTATCCGGACATCAGGAGACCAAGCACTGTACTTAGGGCCGGTGGAGTTAGATACTTCTATGTTTCCTTTTATTCTGTAGGTTGCGGAAGATGTATGTGTATCCGTTCCGTATTTTTTTCCATACCCTGCATTACTGTTTACAGAAAGAATTATTATAAGTCCTAATGCTATTAAATGTTTTTTCATTATCCTAAACCTCTCCGGTCTGTACCAATCCATCCTTCAAATTGTTCTTCAGTTGTATTATAATATATTCTTGTTTTTCCATCTGCCTGAGCAGTTTCTATTTCAGTTTGAGTCTTATGAGGTATAACAATTTTATCAGGAGCAATTTCTTTAATTATAATTGTAGGAGTATTTGCAAGATACCACCTGCAGACAGTAACAATAAAGTTCTTCATCTGTTGCAGATTGTTTATTATTCCTTTGTCTCTTGTCATTCCCATTATGTTTCTATTGCCTGTCCTTCCATATCACCATTGTTAAGATTTAAACCTATTCTAGTTAGATACATATTCGTATTAAACGGTTTGTCTGTGTCGGTCAATTCAATGCCTCTATAAAATTTCAAAACATCTCCAAGTTCTAGATCTAAACGAGGAAACATAACAAATTCAAAAACCATTTTTGGATCCGTATCGCCATAAGTGTCCCAATATTGTTGTCCGATCCCCTGCGCAGATTCAGCATCAGGGTCACTAACTATAGACCCAAAATTTAACGACAATTCTGATACACCATTTCTTTGAATACTTGTTGGTTCTGTTGCGCCTTCAGTTACACTATCAACTAGAAAAGTATAACCACCATGAAAGACTTTTACTCTGTTTACAATATGTTCATGATCTTCTCTGTAATTTATATTTTCTTTTACATCTGTTATTATTGCATCAGTGGATCCACTAAAAACTTTGTCCCGGTAAAAGTATTGCCGGTTGCCATTAAACCCTCTTGCATAGTTAGGCATATCTGCAAGACTATTACAGGCATCTCTTATACTCATTGCGGTGAAATCTGCAAGACTAATTAAAAACTCAGAAGATTGAAATTTTAAAGTTAAACTTGAAAGATAAAGTTGATAAGGATTGCCTGTAAGTGGTGATGGACTTGTCATGGCATTTACATCTATTGAAATAGCAATTCTAGTATAATCTTCCGGAGTAGATGCTATTACACCGCCAATAACTTCTTCCCAATCACCTGCGCTGAAACTTACCGGCCATGATGAATCAGCAGATTGACTTCTAGTGTATAGTGTTATAAAACTTGACAATGTTGCAGTGGCATTGAAATATGAATTTATATAATCAGTAACTGCATTTGTGTCAAGAGTATCAGACATAAAAGAACCTGTTGTGCCACAAAATAAACCACACGATAATGAATAAGCTATCTCAGAATATCCTAAACCCCATACATATTGATAGCATTTACTTCCGGTGATAGGTTCTGCTAAATTAATTGAACAACCCGATACCATTGGAAGAACCTGAGATATTTCATAAAAATATTCAGTTGAGGCGGTTAATGGTATATTAAAAGATACCGTTGTTCCACCTGCTCGTTTTCCTTCAGTAAATATATTAACTCCTGCGATATAAGAGGTTACATATAAAGCCTCTTGTATTAATACTCCTGCGGTTGTTTTTACTGAAAGCCAAAATCTAAAACCACTTGCGGTAACATCTATTGCTAGTGTATCAACTGTCCCGGTGAATTGTTGAGTAAAATTTTGATTTATAATTTGTGCTTGACTTGCACCAAAATTATAATATGAAGTTAAAGAATTTGCTCTCCCAAAATTAACCCATGAGTTTAAATATAATTTGTCAGAATCTACTTCAAGATTATCTATAGTCCCGGCATTCCACTCAGCATCAGTATCAACTGTTCTTGTGAAATTTATTCCTGATGGAAATGATGCTTGTTGAATAACCCTGTTTGTAATATCAGAAAAATTTAGTAGGTGTTCTATAAGAGTTTTAAAATCTATGTCTTGATACCAATAAGTATAATCACATACAGGAGTATGAGTCGGAGTTGAGTTGAATTCTATAGTTGCAGGTGAAGTTTTTACATTCAAATCTGATTCTTCAAAATCTACTCCGGCATAAACTCTTGTTCCGTTTACGGTAATTTTTCTTATAATTCCTACTCCAATATTTGCAGTAGTATAAGTTGTCACACTCCCTGTTAATGATTCATTTGTTATTTGATTACCGGTAACATCTTCAGCAGAATAAGCATCTAAAATAGCATCATATCCGAGCAGTGTGATCATGCATGATGTCGGATTGTCAAAATCAGCCTCGTTTATTCCGTCACGATCAATAACACCCGACCAATAATTAATTCCATGTTGATTTCCGTCTGAGTCTACATACCCATTTTCTATATAAATAATAGAATAGTCAGAAACACAGTCTGTCCATACACTGCCTTCTGTACCGTATTTCCTGCCGACATTATTTATGGTTATAGTTAAACTATCATATCTCCATTCTCCTAAAATATAATCATATTCTTGATTAAGAAATCCGTAGTCTAATACATCACTTGATATTTCTACTGCAGTATGCCATAAATATTTTCCGTCACCTGCAGACCAATATCTTTTCATTAGAAATGCCCTGCGGTAATATTTTCTTTTATCTTGTGATTGAAGTGCAATAAAGGTATCGTAGTCACCCCTGTCAACCGTAGTCCTCATTTAGATCTCCCTTATTAGAATATCTATAGAATATCTATTCTCGAATTGATCGTATGAAGGATTGCCGGACAGTGGTGCAATTTTTACATTGTATAATTCTGTACTTCTATTTGTTGTATCCGGACAGTAATAAATGGCGGTGGAGTTATCTATCCAACCTTTTATGATAGTCCAACCTGCAGGTTTTAAATGATCTATTGATAATTCTTCTTCATATCTTCTATATATTTCCCAAGACTTTAAAGTGCCATCTATGGTTCTATCTGAACTCCCTTTTACATCAGGAGTCTGCCCTCTGTCAGATATTTTAAAATTTTGAGATGTTAAAAGTGTAGTTGTTTTTACCGAATCATCATAAAATGCTACTATCATGCTATGCCTCCTGACTTCTGCATAAGATCTAATTGTCTTTTGACATATTCAACCATCTCAGGTGTTTGTTTTCTAGTTTCCTGCCTGAGCATATTTATTACTTCTTTTATATTATTCCTGCTAAGACTTTCTATGTTTATAGGTGCAAATTCTTTTATATTTACAGTTAGACCACCCATTTTACCAAACAATTCTGATGGTATTATTGCCTCTTTCCCTGCAGGATTATCCCCAACCATTGCCATCTGAGGTCCTATGGCCATGCCACCCTCAGCAAACGACTTAGGTGTACTTGTCAGACCTGAGAACAGGGCCTTAGTCCCGGCAATAGCACCGCCTACAACCGCAAGATTAAAAGGGAACGGTATGCCCTTAATTACTTTAGTTATTTGTGTTGCCACCGCTTTTATTTCTTCGGCCCATACGGTTTCTAATACCGATTTCATTAATGCGCTACTTATTGCAGCCATCATACTTAACATAGAATTTCCAACTGCCTCAGCCATAGAAGTTGATGCATCACCTATTGCTATTGAGGCATCTACAAACGTATCAACCAAGCCGGACATTATTGAACTCTCTATTGAAGTTGAGGCATCTAGCCAAGCACCTTTAAGTGTACTTGCTTTAGTAATTAAATCATCAACCGGTCTTATAGGCAATCCGTTTATTTCATCACCAACTTTTTTTACACCTGTAGAAATTTCTTCTAGTTCTGAAGCAAAATCAATATCGTCTACTTCTTTTATTCTGTCCAACCATACTCCCATACGGTCTCCACCTTCTTCCATTCCTTTGCTAAAAGATTCGGTTAAATAATTTATTTCTTTAAATCCTGCGGTTGCACCTTTTGTATCCCCTTTGATAGATTTCCATGAAGATGAAAATTGAAGACCTAGGATTTTAAATGCTAAAGCGGAAAGTCCTGCAGAAGTTCCTAGTGCCTCTATTACACCTGCAGTTCCAAGTCCTGTTTTCATTACAAATTTAAAAGCACCTCCCATATCTTCCATGCTAAGATTAAATTCATCAGCGCCTTCGATCCCATCTGATAATTTGCCGATAAGGACCGTCATGTTTTCTATAAACGGTGTAAATATTGGTAATATTTTTGTGCCTATAGTTATCCACATTACATTTAATGTTTCATTCCATTTTTTCTGTTTAAATGCATCTGTCTCAGCTATTTTTCCGAAAGCAGTAGCGGTAGCACCGGCCCTGTTTACCATCTGATCGTATGATTCTAAATACCCTGTAGTATTTCCTATCATAGTTTCAAAACCTGCCAATGCTCTTACATCAAATATTTTTGCTCTTTGCTCAGGTGTTGATTTAGCAAGTTTTTCCATAACTCCCTTAAATCCAAGAGTTTTTAATGTAGTTGAATTAAGTTCGAGTCCGAGATCTCTTGCTACTTTTACTGCCTCCTTAGAAGGTTTGAGAAATGTTGATATAATGCCTTTTAAACTTGTAACCGCTATCCTAGTTCTTAAACCGGATTTTGTCATGGTAGCCAATGCAGATCCCATGTCCTCTATGCTTAAACCGGCTGAATGAGAGATACTTGCAACCATACCTATTGATGGCGCAAGTTCTGTCATCGTTGTCTTTCCATCTTTTACTACAGAAAATAACAGATCAGAAACATCTGTGGCATTTTCTGCCGACAAACTATAAGAATTTAAAATGGTTGTAAGGGCATCTGTAGAAGTCGCAATATCTGTCACTCCTGCAGTAGCCATTTTTGCTGAGGCGGTAAGAACATCAAGAGATTTTGAGGCATCGATACCTGCGGACAAAATATCATAAAGACCTTTTTGGGTGGCCTTCAAAGGTTGACCGAAGGCTACCATTGTCTGCTTTACACCCTTTGAAAGTTCCGGGAGCATTTTAGTAGTGGTTTCATCAAGCATAGTATTTATTTCTGCCATGCCTAAACCAAAATCAGATCCCATCTGTTTTGCTTTTCTACCGGCAAGAATAAACCCTGCGCCAAGACCGGCCACTCCTAGCATTCGCATTACTTTTCCGATGCTAGTTTGAAAACCTTTTGTGTTAAGGTGTAGGTCTCCTTTTATTGCTCCTGCATTAAAAGCCATATATTAACCACCGCCTTTTATTTTTAAGTCTTCCCAATTATCTTTTATGTATGTATCCATACCTACCTGCAACATATTTATATGAGACCTAAGAGATTGTATATGTCCATTTCCGGGATTAGAATCTATTGTATTCTCTATCCGTTCATTCGTTCTAGATATCTCAGCCTCTTTCTCCCATAAATATATTTCTCGTACATCTACAGTCATCCACTCTTTCAGAGTCCGGATACCTCCAAAACTACGACTTATTTTCGCAATTTTTTTTAGGAAGTCTCCGGTAATACGTTTTTTACTTCTGTGTCTCCGCTAATAGCCTTAAGTATTGTTTCAATGGAGAGCTTTATTTTTCTTACTTCTATTTTTCTTGTTTTTTCTATATCCGTATTTGTAACAAAAGCAAATCTCTGATATAACATTTCAATCTTGTCTTCTGCAAAATCATCAGCTATTTTATCTAACTGAGTTAGTGCATTCACATCAAGATTTATTACTTTATATACCTTACCGTTAACTGTTAATTCTATTGGCGGTGCCATACTATCTATGTCATACATTGTACTGTTCTCCTTATTTTATTTCACTTAGCCTATTTCCCAAAGGTCACCAACAGACCCTGTAGTCTGATTTGGATATGCTTTGAATATAACCTTAAACACTCTCTGTCCGTCTCTGCCATAAGTGATTTCCGCATCAACTCTCGGAGATGCTTTAAACACTGACAAATACTGACTTTCAGTTACAGATGGAGTACTATCAACAATAGGTTTCAATATCAATTCCTCAGCTTTATCATACTGAGAAACACCAACAGGATTAACCATTGTTAAGTTAGTGCTAAGAACCGTTCCGTCACCTATTACCTTTGCAAGTTGGGCCAAAGTCAACCTAGTTAAAGGCACTTCAACTTCACAAGTTGCTCCCATTAGTATTGAATCAACCGGAGCATCACCCTGCCCATCTTCAAATACATCTTTTTCCTGTTCGGAGTACCGGAAGATCACGTTACCATGTGACTTTCCAAGCCTAACTCCACCCCATTCTACTTGACAAGGCCCTAAGTCCTTAATTGCCAATGGTGTTGAACCGAGTACACTCATTTCCTTTACCTCCTATTTACTACAATCGGAAATTTTCAATAAATAATTTGCTGAAAATTCCCACCTTCCTTTTTTATCTTGTCCTATATCCTGAGGGAGGACACCCTCCACTACATTAATTATTTTATCCTCAGTTGCCGGAGGGAATACCATGCCCTGTTGCAATACTAATTTATTATAAATTAAATATGCCTCATCACTAGCACTTAGATAATCTTTCCCTCTGCTTATAACTTTTAATGCAAAATCTTGTCTATCACCACCGGTATCTCCTACCGGTCTACCATCAATTTCTATAGTTTCACCACCTGAATTTTTTAAGAATGACATAGCATTTGTTTGATGTGCATCTGAAGGGAAGAACCCTATAAATAAATTAGTGCCTATAGTTTTCGATGTTTCATCTGCAATATATAGTGCTATATCTTTCAACATTATTTGAATACCTTTTCCTTTAAATAATCTGCTATAGCTTTAAAATATTGTTTCTTATATCTCTGTAGCTTTGTCAGTATATAATTGCCTCCTGCTGAGGCCTCCGAGAATCGATACTGTGGGTTCTCATGCAGTTTTGATGCATAAGGCATATTGAACCCCACTGTGGCCACCATACCGCCACTGACGGTGTTATTATGGCTTTCGTTAGGGTTTGACACTCTGAGGCCCAATGCGGATGAATCAGCCACCTTTTTACTGTTTACTATTACACTTCCGGATCCCCTGAGGTCCCCTGTGAGTAATGGTACTGTAGGTGTCTCCATTATGGTGTCCCTTAGCAATAACAATCCGGCCCGGCCCATAGCTTTTTCTAATTGCTCTCCGGTAGCCTTTTTAGCTAACTTGTTAAGGTTTTTTCCAAACTCTTTACTATCAATAGTCATTCCTGTTTTCATTGTATATAACACTCTGTCTTTAAAATATCTGTAAACACTTTATGTTTATCTATTTTTATTATTAAATAATCAACACCTGAATATCTTATTTTTTTATCTGCAGTAATATCATTGTCTCCTGCAAATTCTACTTTACCCTTAGCAATAACCTGATCTCCTTCAAAATTGCGAACCATATAATTTTTCTCAGTTATCCGGGCCTCTTCATCTTCAGTAGTTTCAGATTCTATCTGTCCGTAAATATCTTTTACTTCGGTTACTATGACAACCGTATCTTTACAATATGCACTGAACATACTCATTTTTTTAAATCTCCTGTTTCAACAAATCTTTCGTATTCACTAAATGATTCTACTAGTTTATATTTTTCTTTAAACTTCTGAAAGTCTTTTCCTTTAGGATTGTTTGTTATTTCACGAACCACTTTGTCGGGTACCTTCGGAGTATTAGATAATTTCTGTAAGTTTTCATGTCCTTCTTTTCCATACCGGTCTTTTAGGAAATCGTCAGTTACCACCGCCATTATGTGTTCACAGTATGGATGGTAAGGTGGATATTCACTAAGCACCAGGAACTCTTTTGTGGATCCCGATATACTAAACACTCGGCCCTGAAATTGTAAACAATAAGGGCATGAATCTGAATGCGCTGAAATTTGTACTAAATCCATATCATACTGCAGGGCAGTATTTATAGTTGCCTGTGATACCGCCTCCCTAGTCCGAGTCTGCGCTAACATTCTTGCATATTTTACCGGGTCATAATGTCTGCCATTTATTGTTATAAATTTCCCGGAATCAATATTCTTTTTCATGGCATTAACTATGCGATCTGTTCTACCTCGTAATGCCTCTCCCTGTATTAGTCCCTCAGCCAAGTTCTTTGATATTTGACTATCTTGTATAGCCAATTGTTGTGTTCGTCTAATATACGATCCTACGGTCCGGCCCATGCTTTCGTTAGCGGTAATGAGCTGAACGGTAGTGTCATCGATAAGAACATTTATTGCGGAAGTATGTATCCGGGCATTGAATACCGGTGCAGTGGCTATGCCCATCATTGACATTCTTTTTCCTGTAATATCAAAGCCTCTTTCGTAGCCTAATGGTATAACTTCTTTGGCCCACATAGCCGATTTTCTATTTAAAGAAAATATTATACTATCCACTTCTTTAAGCAATTCATTTGTCCTGTATCTTTTAGCATTAGTTAAATCTAGTCTCATAAGTTTAGCATTCAGCTTTCTTTGAGCATCTTTATATATAGAAGTAAGCAAACTAATCTTCTTAGAAAAGTATACTTGTTTCTCTATGTGGCCTAATGTTTCAACTACCATATTATTAACTCCAACTATCGTCTATGTCCTCGTCTTCATCTCTTTCGATATCCATTAGATATACTCCACCGCTTGTAAAATAAGCATTAAGCATTTCTTTTGTTATTTCACTTATTGCTATTTTCCCTAGCATATCTTTATCATAGCTTTCTTTGACTACACCTGCGGACACAACACCCTGTGCTTGTAAACCCTTCCGGGACAGTAATTCATTCTGTGTTACAAGCAAGAACAATGCCTGTTCGCATTGAGCATACTGCACGATATCCGCAGGTGTACCGGTTATAGGAAGTGAAAAATCTTTCATCCCTGTGAGGTGCCGGAAAGCAGTTACAAGTGATGCTTTTTTTATTTCATCAGTTACGGTAGCACTCCAATATGAAGAACTCCCTAACCGGCTAAGAAAATAAGTCTCAGCATTCACAAGTGTTATCCATGTATTACTATTTACTGTTAATATTATATCCGTCATGATCTATACCTCACCTTTTATACTGTATCTTTTAAAAACATAAGTTTTAATATCTTCTCTCCCTATTTTTGTTTCAAAATCATCAATTTCAATAACTTCAAATCCAAAAGATTTCATTAAATATTTAAGGCCTTTATCGGTGTAATAATGATAGTGTTCTGACTTTCTAAAATGCTTTGATTTTAAGACATGATTCATGTTCTCAAATATAGGTATAGATATTATAATATATTGTTTACCAATTTTTTTTATTAGCTTTTCAGGGTTTTTTATATGCTCGAAACTATCAAAAAATGTTATAGCCTTAAAGTTGTCTATACAATCAGCATATGGATTAACATATAACTCTTGATTTTCTAGCCATTGAATACCTCTAGGGTTTACATCATATCCATAAGTATTCTCTCTGTTTTTTATAAGATATCCACTACCTATTCCAATATCTAAAGTCTTACCAAAAGTATATTTATTTATTATATTAATTCTTGCAATAACTATCTGTTTCCCTTTAAGAGTAGATTCATATTCCTCATATTTTTTAAAATAGCCATCGTCATAAACCGGATCCTTTACAGGATAATACCCTATTCCGTTTTCCGGGTACCATATAAGTTTATTTTCTTCTATTTTATTATGACTCATTGTATTATTTATGTGTTTCACCATATTCCTGTAATAATTTTAAATCACGATCTTCTGTCTCAGGTTTCCACTGCAGGAGGCCCTTAGGTATTTTCCGGCCTATAAACAACAATGCTCCATAACCATCATCCATGTTAGTTCCATAGATTAAATCTATATCTTCTTTTACTTCATCATAGAGTTTATCAAAACAAAAATTATATTTATGATCTGTCCGGTGTCCATCTGCTCTCCAACTGTCTTTAGCCGGATGAGGTATATATAAGATAAGAACTCCCCTGTCTTTTAAAACATGAACAAAGTTTTTAATACATTTTTTCCAATCTGCAGTATGTTCAAGAGAATGAGAAGAAAATACAAAATCTAGGCTATTTTCAGGGACTACTTCATCCAAATTCTCTGATGGAGATTTTATAACATCTTTAAATCCTGCGCCAAAGACTGCATTAGGTTCAACAGGTCTTGCACCCGGTATAGGTGTCATACCGCAACCACAATCTATTCCGTCACCTTTTATATAAGGTTTTATTTTGTCCCATGCCCAAAGCCATTGTCCGTACCATGCTTTACCGTTCACGATATTAGTAATATCTGTGACATCACTTCCAACCTTCATGTATTTATAAACTTTATCATTTTCCATAATATTCCTCCGGAGTTTTTGTAATTTTATCATATAGTTTTTTGCTTGTGTGCCTTATAGCATAATGATTATATATGAACTGTATATATCTCTTTTTAATATCTTCATCTATATTAAATTTTTGTAGTTTATCGTATAAATTAAAATAACTTTCAGGAAACAATAGTTGATATACAAGCTTTCCATTATTAACATAATGATTCCCTGCGGTAGCAAATTTCTTATCCTTCAATAAACCTTCTAATATTGTAGTAGAACTAAATGCTGAAAAATAATTAAAATACTCAAATAAAGTATCTAAACTTTCATATACCGGGACTACATTTTTTATATTTGAGACAAACTCTGTTTCGTCTTTCCCTGTTTCGTAGAATGGATGCTTTTTAAATAAAAAAGTAACATCAGGATTAGATTGAGTTAAAGCATTTATGTAAGCTTTATAGTCATTTACATATAAACTATTACTCATTTTAAGACTCATATCATTTATTTTCTGTCCCAAGATCACGATGTATTCTTTCCCTATGCCAAGATGATATTTGCTATATAAATTTTCCTTAGAGATATCTTCAGGCTGAGGTTCTCTTGTTACCGCAGGAAAGCTAACTTTATTTGAAGAATTATATTTGAATATGCTCATATATTTTTCTATATCATTTTGAGGACTATATTGTATCCCGGTATAATCATAAACTAAGCTATCATCAAAAAAGCTTTCTACATTGATTGATTTTATCCCTAATTCTTTACAGGCCTCATTCATCTTGTTAGCCAAATGAAAATAAGGCTGAGAGTTTAGTACTATATCAATTTTATATTCCTTTAGAAGTCCCAACAGATCATTATATGTTGCTCTCCCCTCTCCGGGAACGAAAGAAAGATTAGCAGAGAATAAATTTTCATACCCCTTATATTTTTCTGTAAATCTTGTCATGTCTATTGTATAAATATTGTAATGTTCTAATAGATATTTATTCTTTGCTATCTGTACTGCATCAGCAGGAGGTATTCTTGATATAAGAAGGTTCTTTTTGTGTATCCCTTTAGAGAACTCAGCAAACTTATTTATTATATGGTTTTCCGGAATATAAGTATTACAGTTGTGTTTAGGCAGTAGGCAATTACAGAAAGGATACGGTTTCACTTCTTCATAATTGTTTAAATCCATACGAGGATCACGAAAGTACTTTGGTTTTTGAGATCCACCGAATAAAGTAAAAGTTTTTACATTCATAAATATTCCCATAGCCATAAAGAATGAATTGCTGGTAATAACCATATTAGATAAATACATAAGTCCAAGCAGTGTCCTGATCGGTATTTCACCATGTATATAAGATCTGTCTATACCTTCTACCTCCGGTTTAACAAACCATTCTTTGCCTTCCTCTACATCTGCTATGTCAACATAATAATAATCATCAGGAAAGTTATCTAAAATAAGTTGATAATACTCAGGCCGAGCATTACGAGAATAATGTTTCCACTCGTTTCTGATAGTAGGCCTGTGTATAATACATATTTTTTTCTTTGTATTCCAAGACTTAATTAGTCTCTTTGCATCTTCAATCCATTCCTGCTTAGGTTTATAGAGATAGTCATATTCTGTCAAAGGCATTGTTAAATTAAAATATTCTGTTATTGATAGATCCTGCAGATATCCCTTCCAATAATGAGGCCAATGCAATATAGCGGTGTCTTTAGGTATATCATAAAACTTTATATCAATTTGATTTTCAATATGTTTCTTCTGTGTTCGCAAATTTACTTCTAAGTTTACAAATTTAACATTTTTTATACTGTGATATATCTCAGGAATAGGTGTTCTTACATAAACAGTTTTATATTTTTTTGCCAAATGTCTCACAAAAGGTAGTTGATATAAATTATCACCAAAGCCAAGATATCCATCAACGAATATGTTTTTATCTTTTAATGCCGGGACATCTTTAATGTCACCTTTTTTAAAGCATTCGAGTTTACTATCAGAACTAAGATTAATAACTTCTATACCTTTTTTAGATATTTTATCACTAGCCAAATCAAAATGTTTACAAAAATCAACGAATACTTTTTCAGGTTGTACCGCAGGGTATCCGTCATGCCACCATGTCTGTTTCTCACCATCTCCCTGCATATCAAAACCTAATAAGTATATAGGATCCGCACCTAAACACACTGCCAAGTTTAGCGCTGAATATCCACTATTGTTTCCATGTCCTATTCCGTTTTTAATAGAATGAGTAAAATTATCTAATCCTGCACTGCCTATCTGCATTATATTGGTTGGATATTCTTCTGAACCGCCTAAATTCATAAATACTTTTAATCCTTTATAATCAACAAACTTGTGAAAGAGATTATCCCCAAGTTCACCCTTCATTGTCC